CCCAAACTGATGCCGGTTGTCGCTGCGCTATCTGCGATTGCCACACCGTAAGTCCAAGCACCCGTAGTGATTGCTTCATCCACATACAGCCCGGCGATGATCCCGGTGCCAGTTGCGGCTATCGTGCCCGCGCCCGTGAGCTTGGCGTGGAAACCAGTCAGGATAGCCCCACTCACGATGGTAGCCTGATTCGCCGTCACCTCAGTGACAGAGCTCACGCCATCGATCCCGCCGCCACTTGCTGTGTTGGTCGTGGACATCATTTCATTGTAGCCCTCGACGGCTGCTACACGCGCCGGTCCAATGCTAACGCCAGCCTCGTACTTGAGTTGTCCAAAGATACCCAGAACCGTCGTGCCCCCGGCCTGGCTTTGGAAAAACATCGAGCGCGAGTGGATACCCACAAACGGATCGCCGCCCGTGAGCGCCACATCGCCGTCGTCGGTGTAGATCGATACTGCCTCGATGCCCGTTGAGGCCACGAACGTCATGCCCAGTTGTTCAGTGCTCGACAGCGCGCCCAGCTTGATGCTAGAGGCCGTGCCGGGCATCAGCAGGCTGCAGGTGTCCGCGTCATAGTGCAGATAACTGCCTGCCGTGTCACCGTAGGCGATGACATCGTACCCGGTTCCGTCCTCGCCTATCGTCAGGGTGTTGCCCAGACTGATCGCGCCGGCGAAATCAACCGCACCGTCGATATCGAGAGCGCCGTCAACTTCAAGCGTCCCCTCGATGTAGACGTCGCTGCCATCTTGCGACGTGCTGGGCGTCCCGTTTCCCACGTACAAATTGCCGGGATTGACCCGCAACGTTCTAAACTTGGTGATTGGTGTTGCCATCTTATCTCCTCGGTTCAGGGGGTAGAGCGAACCCTACCCCCTTGAACGCTGATCTAGGTCGCGGTCCCGTCTGCCCAGGTGTTGGAGTAGACGTATTTGCTGGTCCCGTTGGTCCGGTCCATCACGCCCACGCCGAACTCCATAAAGAGCATTGCGCGCTGCAACGGATACATCCCAGACCCGCCGTTCGGGTCAGGCATAGCGATCACGTTCCACGCGGAGACGCCCTTTTGCAGCCGGACGCGCAGCGGGTTACGCTGGCTCATTCGCCCATAGCTCTTGTAGAAAAAGCCATAGTATTGCGGCATTCCTCTGACCACGTATACCGCAAAGTCGGACATCGCCCCGATAGGATATGCGCCCAGGCCGATCTCGCCGATGCCCAGCGTCGCCAGGTCCTGCGTGTTGCCGTAACGGACCAAGCTCTGCGCCACCGGCACAAAGTCGGACAGCGCCCGCACGACCGATTCATCGGACGGGGAAATCAGAGCCACGTAAGGCGGTTCGTGCCCGTGCTCTCGGATCTCATCTTTGGCGTCGCTGATAATCGCGTTGGTGTACGCGCCATCGGCGTGGCCGTCGTAGTGCTCGTGGTTGGAGTCGAACGATGTGCCCCCGTAGGTGGGAGGAACAAAGTCGACGCTGGTGCTGGCCGCCAGGGTAGCGAATCCGGGAGAATACCCGGACGCACCCAAGCCGTCATCCACACCACTGTCGTCACCGTTCTGCAAGAGCCGCGTCAACAGCTCCGTTCGCCTCTTGTCGCGCGCGTCCTTCACGGCGTCGGCAATGTCGGCCTCGATCTGAGGCATCCGCGCTTTTCGCAGATAGTCCCACGTCCAACCGAGCATCCGGTCGTAGGGAATCAAGGGGAGCATGTGCCCGTCGGTTGACGCCCGCTTGGAGTCCGGTCGCCCGTATTCTGTGTGGACCTCAAACCCGTTCGACGCACCAACTCGATACTCGACTTCCAACTGGTCGGTCACGCTGTACAAGTCTGCCATCCAGTCGTTAGCGAATTCTCCGTTGAGTGAAACCAGGGCAGCGTTGAGCCGGCCAGCCACTTCGGCATAACTCGTGCCGTCCTGCAACTTGTAGTTCTGAAGTTCAATCGCGTCCCAGCCGGTCAACATAGCCAGGGACAGGGTATCTCTTACGCCTTCGTTTGCCATTTCAAAATCTCCTTATGCCAAGTGCTCGGGGAGGACGAAAAGCACAGTTGCGCTCTCCGCGTACCCGACCGCTGTTTGATTGCCTGCCGTGGTCTGGAGCGGTTCGCCTGCCGTGGTGCTGTTCCACACAGTCACCCCTGGCGTTGCTCCAGTGAGACACTTGACCGGGCCAAATGCTACCACGTCGATCTGTACCCCTGCGGCGGCCGCCACTTGAATGGCGATGCCAATAACCTCGTCTGCGGCACTGGTACAGTCTGCCGGGTCAACGTAGCCATCCGATTGCAAAGCTACGACCTCACCTGCTGCCACTGCGTCGCCGGACGTGTATCGTCGGACAATCGACCCATACAAGGGTTTGATATTCGCTGCTGTGGTATCTCTCGCTATTGCCATTTATCCTCCTATGCCAAGTGCTCAGGGAGAACAAACAACACGGTTGCGCTCTCCGCATAGCCCACGGCTGTCAGATTCGACGCATCGGTCTGCGTCGGCTCGCCGGCGCTTGCGCTGGTGAACACTGTATCGCCTTCCTCGGCTCCGGTGAGACATTTAACCGGACCAAGTACAACCACGTCTACGGTGGGACCTGCGGCCGCGGCAGCCTGTACGGCGATGCCAATAGCCTCATCAGCCGAGCCGCTTACCACTGCCGGGTCAACGTATCCATCCGTTTCCAGATGGACGATCTCACCTGCTGCGATTGCCGTGCCACTGGTATACCGGCGCACGATTGCGCCCGCCAGTGGCTTGATATTCGCTGCTGTGGTATCTCTTGCGATCGTCATTTCTAGTTTCCTTTCGAATCAAGGCGCTTCATTTGTGCCAGCGCCCGTTTGTCGATGTATTGAACTGGTATGCTCATTCTTGCGGCGAATTCCTGTATTTCCTCGTCCGTCACCTCTGGCAGTCCGTCGTCGCCACCGCGTTCCGTTGCGCCGATGTCTGGAGGTTTCGCCGCCTGCCCGAACAGGTAGGGCCTAGACGTTTGAAGCGCCTTAATCGCCGTTGTGAGCGCCTTGGGTTGGACCTCGCCGCCGTCGAGCGCCGCTGTCAGGTCCGCCAGGTTGTAGGCATCCGCCCGCGCCTGGTCACTAGCAAACTCAACGCCTGCCGTGGCTACCGCGTCAAAAAACGATTGTCGCAGCCGCAGCCCGTCATAGTTCGCCGAGAGTTCCTGGTACCGCTTCTCAAAGTCTGCCCGTTCCGTCTGAGCCTTTTCCAAGTCGGTCATCGCGGCCTTCTTGCGCTCAGTCTCGGCCTTTTCGAGTGCTGTCAGTTTCAAGCGCCGGTCTTTCGCCTCTTTGTTAGCCGATGCCAGCGCGATAGTCATTCTCTCACGCTCGGCAATCAGGCTTTCAACTGTGGGCGTCTCCGTCGCTGCCCCCGCCGGCGTCTCGCTGGCTGGGTTGGTGTCCGTCGCGGACGTTTCAATAGCTGTCTGTTCGTCTGCCATCTCGGCATCTCCTTGTAATGGGCATCACGCCCAGTCCTGTAAAATGAATGATGTCTACAGCCCGTCCTGCTTCTTTAGGTCCTCCCAGGAGTGACCAAAGGGGATTTGATAGGTCCTGCCCTTTGCTGGTAGCCGGTTCCCCTCCCGCTTTGGCAAAAGCCACACGGGACAGTGCAAAGCGACGACCTCCCCAATGCGCCCGGGCAACCATCTCAACTGTCTTGTTAGAATCATCCGCCGATGCAAAACCGTGAGCACGTCAGTCATTGCTTCCGCCCATTTCACCAACTCTTGCGCTTGCTGGCTTCTCATCTTTTCTCCCCTCTCTCAATCACCGCCCGCTCCTCGCGTGACTTGGATGAATCTCTGGCCGCGTCCCTGTCTCTTCTCTCGCCTCAATCTCTGCCCTCGCCGCGTCTACCATCTGCGTAGTCAGGTCGTCCGCCCCTTGCCCTCTGGGCACCATCGCTATGCTGGTCCTACACCACTCGTGGAATGGACTCCACTGCATACGACTGGCGAATCGCGGCGTCCCTGTCAACTTGAACTCGCCATCCATCGGCTGTATCTGGCCGTGCACCCGTAAGCAGCAGTCGGTCGTTCTCTCGTCAATCGCGGCAATCGGTTGCTTGTCCCACTGCTCCCCGCGCTGCTCTAGTCTCAGCGAATCGACCATCGCCGCTATCGCCATCGAGGTCAGGATGTTGGCCCCGGCCTTGGTTAGTTCCGAATGTCTGAGCGCCCCTTGCCGCGTGTCGTCACCCAGCACCAGCGCCACGTCGCTGCCCATCCCAAACACCATCAGACTGTAGTCAATCTGCCCATCCAGCGGCCCCATCCATCCCGCCAAGGCTTGCTCGATATCAGCCAGCGCGTTGTCCACCGTGATACCCCAAGCCGCCGCCTCTGCCCAGGCTTGCTTCTGTCCCAGGTCCGCCGCCGCACTGAGTGTGGACCGCGCCACATTCTCCACGTCACGCCGCAGGCCCCCCAGGACCTCTTTCGCCTCTGCTACGGCTGCCGGCCCGGACACCCTGCCGTTCACATCTCGCAGCGCCCGCCGTGCGTTGTTGTAGGCCACTCTAATACGCCCCCGCGGGTGCTCCGTGGTTCCTAGCTTGCCGAACAGCTTCTTTAGCTCTCGCGTCGTGTGCTCTGCGGCCCGAATGGACGCGATGCGCGGGTTAGCCATTCTGGTCCTCTTGCTCCCGTTCCGCGCCAAACCCGTCTACCGCCGCCTGCTGCATAGCAAGCTTGGCCTGGTACTCGACGCTGTTCACGATCTTGTCTATCTTGTCCTGGTCCCACCCTTGCAGCTCCAGGAAAGCGGTCAGAGGCACGCCCGCCTCACCTGCTACTTTCGCCGCTTCCCAGAACGCCGTCTCTTCGGCCATCTTGTCACGGGTCTGTGGAGGTTCCCAGTCGCTCTCAAATTGGACCTCCTCAATATCGTCGCCTACCGACTCACCCCATAGGTTTTGCAGCCTGAGCGCCACTAGTACGGCATCCTCCCAGGCGTTGCCGAACACGACCTGGGCTTCGCGCACTTTGGCGATTAGCGGCTCCTCCATCTGTTGCAAGGTGCCCTCGGCCCGAACCTGTAGACCTACCTGGAAGCGACTGATGGGCGTATCCGTTACCTGGGCCAACTTGAAAATGAGCGAATCAAGAACCGCCAGCAGCGGTCCCAGGTCCTCGCCTTCCAGCCGCTTGATGTCGCCTTCTGGCGGGACCGGCCCTACCCACATCCCTGGATGGATCTTGATGTAGTTGCTGCCGTCGCTCTCCGGAGCTTTCCCGTCTGTCGTAGGGCTAAACCCCTTTGCGATGATGAATCCCCAGGCGTTGGTGTCGGCCAGCGCCAGGATGTCGAGCGCCGTTTTGTTGATGGCGTCCTGAACGGGTACGGCATCCCATAGTTCACTCTGTCCGCTGGGCGCCCGGTAGTGAAACATCGGAATGCCCAGTCCATTTCCCGTCGCATCTATCCACGGCTTTTGCCCCACCTCTTTCCAGTTGATCTCGCTGCCACGACCATCTATCTCGTACTCTTCCACGCGGTCGGGCCAGTAAAGGTTCATTCTCCGCACTGCCTTGGTCTGCCCGTCTGCTTGTCGCTGCTCGGTCCACCGCTTACTAGCGTACAGCATCGGCAGCGTCGGGTCATCCTCTGGATAGTGGGCTTTGCACCCGTACCCAGTCCCATCAACCATAGCGTCGGTGTATCGCGGGTGGAATGACATACGCGCCCGCTCGCCCTCGGCGTCCCAGTCCACCAGGAGAAACGATTCAGAATCACGCATCCCCGCCCGGTGTACTGTGTTCTGCGTCGCGTCTATGCGATTTTCTTTGAGCAGTTGACGCGACCATTTGTCCAGCGCCTCATCACCAGTTGACGAGCTAACGCCGTGCAGCAACAGACGCGATACGACCGAATCGACGACGATGTTGCAATAGTTCAGGGCGAACCGCCAGCCGTCGCTGGTGTTGTAGCCCAGAAACTCTTTCTGACGCTCAGTCAATCGCACATCGTGAAAGCCGTCGTAGTAGTTGCGCGCCAGAACCACATTTCTCTGGCGGTCTAGTTCCTCATCAGCCAGCCAGTGGGCGAATGCTACGTCTGTCGGTAGGACCATAGTTTGCCTCAATACCCGGCCACCGGGTATCAATACTCAATTGCGTACACACGACTCTGCCCCCGCTTGGCTACGTGCATTAGGCCATTGCGCGCCGCGTCAAACGCATCATCGCCGCCGTTCCCCTCATCATCGGCGTCCCATTTCAGCACGTCCTCCGGTCTATGTGGGTCGTGCTGTAGCGCCGGGATGGTTTCTATCAATCGCGGGCACGTCCTGAAAATGTGCATAGTAGGCAGTATCCCCGCCTCTATGTCGCCCAACCTGCGCAACATCTCAGCCGCACCGTTGATACGGTCATCGTTGGCGGCGGTGAGCGGAAACCCCTCGTCTTTCCACTGGTCGGCTATCGTCGCCTCAGTAGTGCCACGCTTGGAGAACACATCCGCGCCGGCCACGAAAGCCGATATCCGCTGTGGGCCCACATCGCACCGTTCCAGCAGCGCCCGCACCCCCGCCGCGTGGCGTGGGACTAACC